GATTTTCACCTTCTTCTGACTTAATTACGATTGTCTGGAAGTTATCGTATTTTCCTTTTAAGCTATCAAAGCGTTTTAAATCACCTAAATCCATTTCACCTCGAATTCCTACTACAGGATAGTAAGTGTTTTGTGGATTATTTTTAATTATAGAAGCAACGTCTGCAACTGGGGATGAATTATCTGAAATTTGAATTTCAACATTTGAAGGAAGATATTTTTTGTAAATATCCCATATTGCTTTACTTTCCTCTTTAGAAACACCGTCTCGGTTTTTATGACCGATTAAAACAATTACTTTATCAATGTTTGAGTTTTTAGCTACTTCATCAACTAAAGAGAAATGACCCACTGTAGGTGGTTTGAATCCACCAGGAACAAGAGCAATTTTTTGTCCTTCTTGTTCTAAAATAGGTTGTATAAGTGACTTAACGAGTGAATTCATCTATTTTACTTTTTGCTGTCTCTATTGAATCAAATTCAGGTTCTTTTTGGAGTAAAGCTTGTATTTGTTGATTAACGGCTTCTTTTTCTGCTTTTGACTTTGCTAGTTCCTCAGGAGATTTTTCTTTTCCTTTCGGTTGAGGGAACAATTTTTGAATAGCTTCAGAATCAAATGTTTTATTAGCGTCTGAAGGGTCGTTGTTTATAACAACTATATTGTTTCCAAATAATTGTCTGTATGGTTCAATATTGTTAATTACATTAGCCCAGCTTTTCAATACTGCACTTGTAGGTAAACTTCTACCACGTTGAGCATTACGAGTCAACGAAGTCATCGGTGAAACATAAATTAAAACCATAAAAACATCGTAACCCATGTTTTCAAGTTCTTCTTTTTTCTTTGACACTACTTTATATGAAGCACCAGTTCCATCAACAATAATATTGTTCAGATTGGTAGTAGCTAACAACTCTTTTTCTTTAGTTGTAGCTCTAGCCTTACCCATCATTTTAGCAGCAATGGAAAGTTCTTCAGGGGACATTGAAGCAAAGTCTGATTTGCCTAGTTCTTTTTGTAAGAGTTCTTCAAAATCATCATCTACATTAATTGTAGTAAAACCTTGAAGACCTAATTGGTTAAGTGTATAGGATTTTCCTGCGCCCGCAGGACCTGCCATCAAAATGGCTTTAGGTTTGGCTTGAACCTCCTTTAACAATTGAACCAGGCTTATCATACTTATACGTATTACAAATCTCGTTTAGCTGTTGTTCTAAATTCAGTAAATACTGGGGAATGTGTTGGATTTTCTAGGTCAAATAGACGTTTTACTGTTTTAAAGATATCAATATTTTCCTCAAACGTGCGGGATGACTCAACTACCTCCCAACCTTTGCCTTGCATTTTATCTTTTTTAGCACCTCGTTTAGATGATTTTAACCATAAAATACCGTAACGGTCTATTTTCTTTCCAAAACATTCTTCATAGCACTGACCATAAACTGCTGTTTGTAGTTCATATACGGTTTGGATTTGATTAGAGGTTTTTAAATCTAATAACCATAGTTCACTATTGATTTCAACAATCAAGTCACACGTACCTGCTACTTTAAGTTCATCTGAAAAGATATGGACTTCAGTTTCAATTAAAGTTGGTTTATGTGTTTCCCAAAATTCAACAAAACGTAAAAACATTTGCCAAACATCAGGATTGTATTGTGGACGACCACGTTCATCTAGAAAGTTTAATTCCTCACCATTTAAATAAGCTTCAGCCAGTTCATGTACTTGAGTACCTTCTTCAGCGGCTTTTTTAACGATATAGTCAGCAGAGAAACCTACTTGTTTTAACCAGTTTTCAAAAAATTTCCCTTTTGGATAATAACCTAAAACATACGTTACTGAAGGGTAATACTTTCCATTGCGACGATAGTAGCGAGAATCTGGAAGGGTTATTTGAGTTGCGTCTTCCGAAATCTCTAAAATGCGATTATAGGATTGTTTAATGTTCCTTTTCTTCATAGAGTAAATAATTTTTTCTCCATCAGTTTATATTGTGTTAATGGAGAAACGGTTTGTATCAATTTGGTGAAGTTTTCAAATCCCATTTCACTAGGATCCTTACCTTCAAGTTCTACCAAATAGACTTCTTTCCCAATGTCCAAAAGCTGTTCACAAAAACCAAGGGCTTTTGAAATAGCATCGTTATCTAGGGCAATATATATTTTTTGTACTTTAGATTCTACTAGCTTTTTCATCAAACTAGATTGAATATTTTTACCAAGTAATGGAACTACGTTGCGTTTGATTGCCATAGCATCAAATGGACCCTCACATAGTATAATAGGCAAATCCCAGTTAATAAACAATTCAAACGGTATAATATCGCGAGACGTTTCAGGGTTGCGGTACTTGGTATAAGGATCTTTTTCAAATGATCTCGCGGTGAAATAATTTAATTTACCGGTGCTATCATATGAGGGTATAACAATCATATTAGCATACTGTCCTGAGTCACAATAGCCTATATTATATTTGAGAATATCTTGTTTAGTAATGTTTCTTTTCTTGAGATAAGCAAAAGCATGTCTTGCTACAATATCTTTATTGTTAATAAAGGTTTTAAATTCCTTTGGTAATTCAAGTAAAGCATGTTTTACCTCTCCTATATCTTCAGTAGAGACGTTTTTTACAAGTTTAGAAAGTTCTTGAAAGTAGGAAGCATCAACTTGTACTTGTTTAAATAAACTTCTTATGGTTTTACCTTTTTTACCACAAGCCCAACAAGCCCATTTGTTGATACCGTCTTTGTTTTCGGTAAAATTGACTTCGAGTTTTGGTTTGTGATGATGGCAAAACGGACAAGTGTATGCTTGATTCCCTCGTGCTGTACGTTTGCCTGTGCCTAAGACACCGTTAACTAGATTAACTAACAGTTCATTTATCATAACCTTAAGATACAATATCTTTTTTAGATATCAAAATCTTTTCGGAAAAACTTGCCTAAAATATTGTCGTTGAAATATAGATCGGGTTCCTCTAAAACTCTATAAACAAACAATGTTTGTGTTTCATAGTATGTTAAGAGTTTTTTAGTAGAACACATTATTAAAATCTCGCGTTTAAAATTTTCTAATGATTCAGTTTTTTTAAGTTCAAGTAATGTTTTGTTTGAACCCCAGTATTTTTTCCAATCAGATTCTTTAATTACCATCTTGTAGGAAGCTCTACGGCCTGCTACACCTTCGTACATTGCAAGTTCCTTTTTAGTTAACTTTACTTTTTTGTTATGGTAAAGTACTTTTTTCCCAATATAGGATTTGCCTGAAGGTATATGGGTAATCTTGTAAATGAATCCAAATGTGTTATTTGGAAATTGAGAAAAGTCCTCAATTTCTTCTTTTTTATATAACCAATTTGACATAATATTTTAATTATTTACTCCAACCCTGATAGTAGAAAGTACCTGAACCTGCTCCAGTACTGCTTCTAAATGTTAAATTAGGAGATGAAAATGAAACACCAACATATTCTGTATTAGAAGCGGCCATTGCTGTTACAAATAAATCAACTCCTAAAGCAGATGGAGATAAATCAGGGAATGCAGTACTCATGTTTATAGTAGCTTGTCCACTACTAAAAGAACCAGCACCTGCAAATGGTTTTGATGTAAGAGCTGAGGTGCCTGGTCTTTGTAGGGCAATTGTAGTAGAAGTACCTCCACTACTATTTAAAGCATGTGATGCAGTAATAGCATATGAAGATGAAATAGCAGTTGAAGCGGAACCTGTTAAACTTCCACTTATAGAAACATTATATGCTCCTGTTGTACCTCCACCTGAGGTAAAGGCATCATATAATTGGAGGATGTCTGTTGGTTCAATTGTATTACCGTCTGTAATATTTGAAGAATTTAGAGTTGCCATAATTTTATAAGTCTAAATTTATAAGTATTGTAGTATCTGTTACTGCGGAAGTTGGTAAGGGTTGTGCAAGTTTTGCTACTGCTAACAAGTTATAACTATTATCATATAATCCTACTGTTGTAACATAAGGTGAAAAATATGAACCAGTTGCAAAACCATATAAAACTCCACTATTTAAACTTCCAGAAACTAGAGTTGGGTTTTGAGAGAAATTAAATTCATTTTCTCGAATAGTACATTTATATTGTGTTTCGTAAATATCAAATGAAGATGAAAATGAACATGTAATATTTGATCCAGTAATAAAATCAGTAATAAAAGATGCATCACCTACACCATAACTACTAGTTCCATAGGTAGCAAATCCATATCCATCTTGTTTTGGAATACCATCACTAGTTAAAATGATCATTCCATGTTCATAAATTATATCTCCTACTTTATAACTTCCAGATACGACATTTCCTTCACCATCATCGTTTAAAGTAAAAAGTGCATTAGATAAGGTTAATGTTCCTGGTTTAACATATTCTCCAAATAAATTAGAAGGTATAGAAATAACTCCTACTATATCGTTTGATCCAGTAGGAAAATATCTATTTGCTAATAGAGTAGAAGATAAATAGTTATAATAATTTGGAGTATAAGCTGCACCTGTTATAGTACCATCTGTATTAAAAGAGGCTGTTGCTGCTGGGGATCCATCATCTCCTAAAAGATAATTTGAGTAATAAAGTTCTCTAATAGAACGATATACTAAAACCTCATCTTGAGTATTAATTTGGCCTGTTGGGTATGAACCAGAAACCCAAATAGGAGCAGTAACATTACGTCCAATGTATCTGTCAATTTCTACGTTTGAAGCGGTTAATTCATTTCCTCTAAAGGTAAATGACTTATTTACCTCAAAAGGAGATACAATGACATCAGACGTTATAAATGACTTGAATACGCTCATTCATTCTTAGAAATCTAGTTTAACTCGTACGAGTGCTTCTTTTGTAAAGTCTTTCAATAATGGACGTGACATTTTAGCAACTGCTAATAAGTCATTACTATCATTATACATTCCTACAGTTGTAATATATACTTGAGGAGCGTTAATAAAGTTATCATAAATTACCTCACCTGTAGAACCTGAAATAAATGATGGGTTTTCTGAGTAGTTAAATTCAGAGTTACGTGCTCTAACAAATACATAATCTGAAGTAACTGTTTCTTGGGAATTTAATGCAAATGAACCTGCTCCGCTAATAGCATTAAATAAACGTCGATTGTTTAAACCATCAGAATTATTTGAACGAGATGGGAATACTCTGAGTGATTGAGATATTGCATATGGATTTAATAAAATGGTCCCTAATTGAGGGAATACTAAACCATAAGATCCTGAATTTGTTACATATCCACCAGTTGCTGAATTTCCTGCTGTACCATTAGAACCAGAAATTAATTGGTATACTTGAGTAGCACCTATAAATGTGTTTACTGAGGTATCAAGTGAATTATCTGTTAAATTAATGGTACCACCTGGGCCTGTAAGTTTTAGATTTAGTGAACCTGGGAATAAGGATTGTTTGTAGTTAGCTCGTTCAATAGATAATACCCAAAAGAATGAACCTGTTACAACGTTATTCCCTGTTCCAAAAATAAAATTAGCATTTTCATCTTCTAAAATCAATGAACGATATTGTCCATAAATTGTTTTAGTATATGAATTTTCAGGTACAATTGGATTATATAAAGCACTACCACTACCTAAAA